ACGTGCTGGCGTACTTTGCCTTCCCGAAAGCGCACCGGGTGAAAATCCACTCCACGAATACGCTGGAGCGTCTGAACAAAGAGGTGAAACGGCGTGCTGATGTAGTGGGCATCTTTCCCAACGAAGAGAGCATCATGCGGCTGCTGGGTGCGGTGCTGACGGAGCAGAACGAGGAATGGCTGCTGCAGAACCGCTACCTGCCACAACACAGCATGGCGGAGATAGACCAGACCGCTGAAGAGGACGTAATCGAAGCGCTGCCAGTCAGCGCATAACAGGCCCATTACCGGACCGGAAGGCTGTAACTGAATTTACACCACCTTGACGGACTCGACCACAAAACACGGCGGTTTGCGCCCGGTATCCACAGCAACCACCTCTGGCACCTCTGGCCGGTCATCAGCCACATCAACCTTCTTTTTAGTCATGGTCACTCCTTAAAAGGCGGGGAGCGCTCCCCGCATAAGTGGCAGTTACAGGCTTTCCAGCATGATCGCCCGCTTGAAGGCGCTGTTGTTCGCCGTCGGAATGGTGTTCGGGTTGGCTGTGGTGTCTGACGGCACAACGAAGCCGCCGATATAACTCCACGACTGCGTCACCACCTGCTTCAATGCATCCAGCGGTTCGCGGGTCACGTGGGCCACGCCATCCACAATGGTAATAGCCTCGTCAGCATCCTCCCCGGCCAGCGCCTGCATGTACGCCTCAGCGGTGAATTCCCCCTCAACCAGCGCCCCCTGCCCACACAGAACGGCACGGCGAACCGTACCGACAGCGCTCAGGGTCTGCACCGGATTTAGGTTCGTCTCCTGGATGCGAACGCCCAGCATCTCGGCAATAACGCCCTGACGGTATTCCTCGGTTGTTGTCTGTCCGCGGAAGAACTGCTGGAACGCCGGATCTGAATACAGACCTGTCGCCTGAATAGGGTCAATGTACAGGTTGTACATCCCGCTGGACGCGGACACCGGCACACCATTGGCGGACATGGTTGCCTTGGCATTCAGGATCATATCCATTGTCAGACGACCACCATTCACAGCACCAGCAGCGGAAATATCCGCCGTAGTCGCCGCCATCACCAGGCCGTTTGAAGTTTTGGGGCGCACGACATACGGCGCCACGGCAGACACCACCGGATTACCGGCGGTACCATCAGCGACCGTAACCTTGCCTGAGAAGGTCAGCGTACCGGAGATGCCACCGGGGGCAGTAGAGATGTTTGTGCCATCAGCCGCGAAACCAGTCAGCGAGTAAACCTCACCACCCACTGTCACGTTAACCGGATCGCCCGCTGAAACCGGCACCATCTGCCCGGAGGCGTTCAGAGTGGTGGTAAAGCCGCGGATATCGTCAACTGCCACCGTGGCACCATCCGCGCTCAGCGTGGTATTCACACGGGTGTTACCGCCAAGATAAGTATTGAACAACGCCTGCTGAGCCAGCGTATCGATAGAGCGAAATGCCTGCTCCCCCAAGGCATAAGCATTGCGCAAGAAGAAGTTGGCGATCGCCACCCGTTGCGTGACCACGTTTAACTGCATGTTGGCGGCATACTGCGCAATGCTCAGTATGTACTGCTCAATGCTGTAGTTCTGAGGGGTCAGTCCGCTGGTAATGTCCGCATTGGATGCAGGTGCCATCGGGGTGGTAACGGCAGGCAGTAAACCGGTGCGGGTTTTGGTGATAGTCTCACCGATGTTGGCCGTAAACGGCTCACGGTCAGCAATATCGCGAAAGCCCAGCTTTGCACGCAACGGAAGCCCAAACTGGTGTTCCAGAAAACCGGTCTGAATGGCCCCCTGTAGCGTGGCGGGTAAGTTATTAATTGGCATTGGAATATATCCTTAAAAAATGGGATGGGGTGTACTCACTGGGTCGCCAGGACTCGCGGAGAGTGGTTCAGTGTGTTTTGATGGTGATACCAAGCTCCCGGGCCTTGGCCTGCCGCTCCGCATCCGTTGCAGTTCTCGCATTAAACGGCGCGGGCTCTTTTTTCGCAGGGGGCTTCTTCGTGGTCGTCGTGGTGTCGGCCGGTGGCGTAAAGAGATACGGTTTTGCCTCTTTCAGCGCAGCCATTAGTTCCACCGCCCCCGTCACCTCGCCATTCTCATCCAGCTTCACGGCTGACAGATCCGCGAGTTTCAGACCATCCAGGTCGACCATGCCGGATTTTATGGCCTCAGCTTTCAGCTCGGCACGAATGATGCGCTGGTCTGCCGCAGAAACGGCCTGCGCCACTCGGTCATCCGCCTCGGTTTTAGCCTTATCGGCATCAGCCTTAGCCTGCTCTGCCGCCTTGCTGGCCTCTTTTGCCGAAGTGCGGTATTTGGCGTTTTCCGCCCGCAGCTCCTGCACATACTCCAGTGAGAAGCTCGTCTTCTCTTCTGGATGAGTTGGGCTTGTGGTCTTCGGCGGCTGAGTGGTAGTGGGTTGCTGGGTGTTTTCGATGTTATCCATCAGGGACTCCGGATATAAAAAAAGCCGCATCAGGCGGCTGGGTTATTGAGATGGGGCACTGCTGCCCCGCATTATTCAGAAATCGTTGCCTGTTTTTTGGTGTCCGCGTTGCGGGAAGCCATATCAGCATCCGCCAGCAGTTTTTCCGCCGCCGGATCCTCAATGTCGTATTCCGACGCCAGTACCCTGATGGCGGTCTGCCGGCTGAGAAGACCGGAGTTGCATAGTGTTTTCAACGTGACGGCACGAGCCTGCATATCATGGAGCGTGGGAGCAAACCACGGTGCCCAGCGCAGGGTAACCGCCCCCTGGGGATCGAACTGGCCGACCTTCGTACCATCCTTAAAAACCAGAGTAATACAACGGGAGGCCCGGATAATCATCGACACCAGTTCGACAATACCGCCCTCGCCATAGCTTATACGCAGTTTGTCCGCCAACCAGATGAGGGGCTGGTTCAGCATCTCCATCGCTCTGCCGGACTGCGCAGTCGCGACCTTCTCGTTTGTCGAGCGATTGCCGTGCAGCGTTTCCAGCGCGATTTCCCGCAGGTGCTTAACGTAATCAATGACCGCCGCCACCGCCGCGCCATCAATTTCCAGTAATTTGGCGTCCCCCTCCTTGCTGACCATCAGTGCATTTGCTGCCCCTTTGACAATGGGGCCATTACCACTATCATCACCCTTGATGACCAGCGTCGGATCGGACATGAATTTCAACCCACGCCCCGCCTGCGAAAGCTGGTAGTCAACCTCAATCTGGCAGTCGATGGCCTCGGGGTGAAGCGTGGACTGCCCGTCAATACCATTTCCTCCCGGCAGGTTTTTTATCCAGGCGATGGGGACAAAACCCAGATTATGAGTGGTTGAGTTTTTATCGTCGCGCGCAGGCGTGAAACCGGCAGGTTCGGTGGTTTTCCACGGCTGGTACCAGATTTCAGAACCGGTATCCCAGACCCGCTGGAACCAGTAGCTGGCATCAAAATCGTCCTGGTCGATACGGTAGCCACTGTCGGCCAGTGACCGACCAGAGACCTTGTATTTCTCGGTGACTGAAATCAGCATATCGGGAGCCTGTGGGTCATATTTCGGCGACAGGGTGTCTGTGTCCATCACTCGGAAGAAAACCCGCCCGCTCAGTACCTGCATCAGGATGGCAATACTGCCCACAGCCCCTTTAGTGGCGGCCTCAATCATAACGTCGTTCAGCCGGCACTCCGTCAGCAGGCGGTGAAGCCGCTTACGTTGCTCATCATCGCCCGATTCCACGACTGGAAAGCGCCCCTCAGAAAAAAGTAGCGCCACCGAATCATCGACCACCGTACGGCACAGGTTGGTGCGGACACTGGGGCGGCGCTTACGAAGCGGGATGTACTCACCGGCGTCGGTGTTCTCCATGCTGAAAGGGTGGCGAATATTGTCGTACAGAGTGCCATCCAGCACCCGGCGGTACATGGCAATGTGGTACGCACGCGTCGGTAGGTCGCTGTCCCGCGGCCACGTGTCCTGGATTGTTTTGTACATGGTATTTACCCGAAGGGATTAGCGTATCAACGGTTCATGACATTGATACGCGTGGATTTAACCGTTGACTGAGGCTGGAACAGCTCAGTGATTGCCCACACCAGAGCATCGAGCCTGTCCGGGGATTTTTTCGACGTCGCCGGAACATATTCCAGCAGCTGATTTTCAACCTGATAAAGGTTTCCACTATGAGCCACCTTCCCCTGCTCATACAGGGCCGAAATAGGTTCTGCCCTGGCGAATTTGCCTTTGCTGGCATGCACGCGAATGATACGACCGCGATATCCGGCGTTCCGGAGCGTATCTTCTGCCATGTCGCCGCCTTGGTTGGTCTCGATGACAATCGCCTCTGCCTGATGTAACTCCGCCGCGTTCATGGCCTTCTGAGCCCACCCGTTTGGCGAGTATTTGCCTGAGTAATCGCCATCAACAGAAAACAAGCGCTCCGTAGTCTGCCCATAAGCGCTTGCAGCGATAATGCCGGTCTCATCACTCTCTTCACTGTTTGTTGCCTGCGGGTCAATAGCCACAACGGTGCGGGAGCGCGGGAGATTGATTTGCATCGCATGCGAATTGGCAATCATTTCCTCAGTCCACAGCGCACCCTCTGCATTAAATTTGCGAGGAGCCTGCATGTATTGGGCTTCCGCAGTGCGGCGGTGAGCGAATAACGCCACCCGGTGCGATTCGTTATGCTTGAACGGCCACAGCCAGCCGTCGGGAAGACCATGGTCAATCGCTATCGCGTGGGTATTCTCTGGATACCGTGTCGCGTAACTCTGGCTGTTATCGATAATCACCGGCAGGTTCAGGTGATGCCACATCTCACCAGACCCCCCGCGCAGCAAGTATCCGCTTAAATCGTGATAGTGGATGCGCTGCATGATGACAATCATCGGCGTCGTTTCAACCGCCAGGCGCGATTTGATGGTTTCGTTGAACCGGTTGTTAACACCGCCTCGCACCGTTTCTGAGTAGGCATCGTCAGGTTTTACCGGGTCATCAATAATCAACGCCCCCTGAAAACCCGGCTCCATGTGACCTGCACGAAAGCCGGTAACCTGCCCTGCGGCAGATGAGGCATAAACGCCACCGCCCTGCTCGGTCCACCACATCGCCTTGCTGTCGGAGTCATCGCGTAATGTCATCGGCCACATCGCCTGATACGGCGTTGACTTGACGATAGCGCGGGCGGTTGAAGAGTTCAGCAACGCCAGGTTGTGCGAGTAGGACAAGTGCATAAAACGGGCACGCGCGTTCAACGCCATGCCGTGGGCGATCATGTTGATGGTCGCCAGTTCTGTTTTGGTGTAACCCGGTGGAACGTTGATGATAAGGCGCCGTATTTCACCGCTCACCACCTTGTCCAAGGTTTCCTGGATCACTTTGTGATGCGGCGCGACAATCATCTTGCCGCCGGTACGCTGTTTGAAGAAGTAGCGACTAAAGTACAGCCCGTCCTCTTCACATTCTATCCTGCGGGCGTAGTTCCGCTGCTCAGCAGTCGTCATCCTCCAGCATCTCCCGCCGAGCCTGCTTGTATTCGTCTTTCGTCAACGTGGCCGACTCGATGGGGCCGCCGTCTTTACCGGTGTGCTCTACCTTCTGCTTGTTCGTATATGCATCACCGCATTCTTTTGCCGCCTGCTCAATTAGCTGGGCAGTTAAGGCAAAATTCTTCATGGTTTCTGTACGGCTAGCCATGCGGTCGAGCATGCGCAAGCGATAGGCCTTATTGGCGATGGGTATATCTGAAATCTCTGCCTGAAAACGGTCTCGAGTGGTGTTGAAGAGATCGACCCATTTCGAGCTCAACTTCACCGCCATAGCATTGCCTGGGCTGTACTGCGATACCTGCTGCCTTGAAACCTGAACGCCAAACTCCGCCTTTACAAGCTCGATGACTTTTGATGGAGTTTCGTAACACGCAAGTGATTGAACGATGAAGGCTTTAACCCCTGTCGATAATGCTGCCAATGGTCACCTCCATGACAATCTAAATAAAGCTTTACGCCAGTTTCAACATGCACGTGCCGCATGCCCTGGCAATGTTGAGTTGAGCCACCTCCGCAGGCTTATTCGCCGCATCAACCATTTCCTGAACTTCCACGCTTGCGCCATACCGCCGCACCACACCGACAAACTCTTCCACATCATGGCCGCGAAGCCTCAGCTTCGGCAGCCCCTCTTGCGTGAATTTCGGCGCGCCAAATTCGTCGGTAGCCTGCGCGATGTGGTACAGCTCATGCTCTACCAGAGCGCAAAACTCGGCATCAGAGCACTGTGAGCAGTAGTCTGCAGCCAGCGTGATGATGAATTTCGGCACCTCACCGAACCACTCATGCATCTGCTGTTCCATCCTGGCTTTCTGCCAGCCGCCGGCGCGCATCGCCACCTCTTCAGCCTGGCCGAGCACATGGCGCCCTTTCTTCTCAAGCGCAGACGATGCCCACATAAAGCGCAGATCGGCGTCTGCAAGGTGTCCGTGATCGGGGTTATACAGCTCACCGTCATCGCTCAGAATCTGGCGGTTGAGCCACTCCTGAACCTCAACTGCAGGAACGATGCTGATGTAGGGCCGAAAGTCTGGAGGGTTAACAAACAACAGCGGCGGATACGGTCTTTTCATTGATGATTCGGTCATATCAGAATTTCCGGTGAGCTTATTAGCACAGCAGAACCATGAGTCAGCTGACAACCAATATCAGCCAACCACTGGATGTTGTTCTGGCAAACACCGGCTCAGTGACCACGAAAAATCACCGACTGACAGCCTGTGCCCCCGATATTCGGTTATTGCCGGGGACGTGGACGCACCGCGGAGCACACCATAACCACTGATACATTCAATAGATGTTTGAGTAGCGTCAGTGGTCAACTGTACCCAATCATGTCCTACCATCTCATCACGTGTCGCCATAATTGCCTCATATTTCCAACTGCGCGTTGAACATCGCGACGCTTTCACATTGTCGCATCAGTTCGTTTCCACCTTCCGTATCGTGAAGGACCGAATGGCACCATAGGTGTTCGCCACTGAGTGAATATCTGTGATGACCAACTCGTCCGTCTTGGCTGAAAAACTTAATGAAAACTGGTATACCTGCGCCGGGTACGGGTCTGGCGTTAAATTAAAGGTCGATGCATCAGCACCGTGCCAATTATCAGCAATGACAAAGCGCGACAGTGACGCACTACACCTGTCCCCAACGCCAATTTCAAAGATGAATTTATCCCGGTTCTTCAGTATCAGCGTGAGCTCTTCCGCCGTCAGCGGCGTCTTTAACCAGGTATTCACCACCGTCAATATCGGGTAAGGGGTTGTGGTCGTCGGCAAAACGCTTCCCAGTACCGTGGTACTGCCAAGGTTGGTGTTGTTTTCCGGCTTTAACT